GCCGCTTGTGTCCGCGGAATAACGTCCAACGATGTTTTTGATTAAACTTCACCTTTTATTAGCTGAAGCCAAAGATGCTGTGTCGACTGTTGAAGATTCTTTCTTCGCAGGACACCTGCACGGAAAGATCTTTGACTCGTCGCATGTACAACATGAAAGATGAGTCGAGGATTTGCTAAACGTGCCCACCAAGCCCAAAAGTTGAGATTGTCGAAGCAGGGATCAACTGCCTCCAAGGGGGTAAACTACTGCAACAAATGTGAGCGCAGACGCCTTAAAAAGGAAAAACGCGAACGAAATCCGGTATGGTATCCACCACCCATGTTCCTTATATATATTTGGTTATTGGTGTGTGGAGCTTTTTACCAACCAGAAGCAGCCGATTGGTTTTTGTGCTGGATAAGATTCTCCTCGAAGATTCTGTTTTTCAGTGCAGTAGCCGTTGACTGTTTCGCCCTGATTCGCTCATGGTATCGAAGAGCAACCAGACCAGTTTTAGAACCTCAGATGGGATTCATGCAAATGGACCCTTATTTGAAGGAAGCCATCCAGGTTTGGTGCTTGTTTGAGAGTTTGAGAGATTCAAAGACTAAGCGTGGAATGATTGCCGCGATTACTCAGTATATGCAAGCGCATGTCAAGGAGTCTTTGCCGCTTTATGTTTATCGCCAGTTGATGAAAATTGATTATATCTCAGATTGGTCGAGTGATGATGGACATGCCCAAGTCGAAGAAATGCTTGAAGAAGCATTTGGCGAGCAAGCCATTCGAGAAATTGATGAAGAGCTCGTTGTACTTGATACTCAAGACGGAGACACTGAAGAAGCAGTTCCGTGGCATAAAGCCATGGACAATGCTTTTGGTAACTGGAAAGAGTTCAGGAATTCGACTATTGCCAAGAAATTTACACACTTGATTAACGTCATTGTATCTTCTGGTATGTGTGCAACTGCAGATCTCACTTTCAAAATGGGAAATGTATCGTTGTTTTCACCTATCGTTTCGAAGAAGCAATTAGCTGCAGGTGATGTATTTGAGGCATTTTATGAAGCTGTTTCCGGCTTCATGAAGGGTGGATGGCGAGTTTTTCAAACTGGAGAAGTTTCAGCTTTCTTTATGGAAGATGATAAGGTTTCAGAATTTGATCGTATGTATAATGAAATCCGTTCTTTTCATGGATATGCCTTAGCGGGTAATTTGAGAGAGTACACGGATATTGATGACAACGAATATGAAGCTCGCTTGAAGAAAGCAATTGAATTTGGTGACAATCTTTTGAAATTCATTAAGAGAAGTCAAACTTTCGAAAGGAAGTATGTTTCTGATCGCATGGATAAATTGAGAGATAATGAAACCGAGTTCACACAATTGCGTACTAGGGGTGGTTTACGAATTGCTCCGTTTGCAGTCTGTTTGTTTGGACAATCTGGATGTGGAAAGTCTAGTCTTACAAATTTGACTGTGAATGCCGGACTCGTCTATAATGATTTGAGTGCTGAGAAAGACCGTATCGCAACTTGGGCAGACAATGACAAGTTTGCTTCATCGGTTAGATCGCACATTAATGCCATCATTTTTGACGATTTTGCCAACACTAAAGAAGACTTTATGGATTTTTCACCAGCGTATCGTTTGATTCAAGTGATCAACAATATTAAGTATCTTGCCCCAATGGCAGATGTCTTTTTGAAAGGAAAGGTTTCTTTGAATCCTTACTTTTGTATTGTTTCCACTAACGTTGAACATTTGAACGCTGCTAAGTATTCCAATGAACCCGAGTCTGTTCTTCGACGTATGTACCACGTAAAAGTAGAACCTAAATCCGAATGTTGTGATAAAGGAATTTTGAACAAGAAGAAGATTGAGGATCTATATGGAAAGACAGCGTGCCCTGATGCATGGTATCTGACTGTACGTTCGTACACTGCTCAAAACAAGAGACACGTCGACCTCGCCGCTATGACACCTGTTACATTTGAAGGTAAAAAGATGGAGAGAGTCTCTGTTAAAGAGTATTTGAGGTGGGTGCAAATTGAATCCAAACAACATTTTACTGAAGAAGGTCAATATTTGGCCAATCAAGAAGCAATTCCGACAAAATGTGGGAAATGTGGTATGTTGTATTGTAATTGTGCATCAGTGTTGGAAAAAGTTTTGGTCCCGAAATCAGAAACGCTTGCTGATTTAATTAGAAAGCAATCTGATGGAGAGAAACCTCCTGTGTGCACTCCTTGCGATGATAAGGAGGAGTGTTCACTTCCTGTTCTTGAGCCTAATGCAGGTGAATGGGAATATTATTCGGGCAAAACTAGGGGAATCTTCCATCGACGTGCTGAAGACCTCCAACGAG